TCAGTACCACCAATTGTAAACATTTCAAATATTCGTGCATCAATATATTCAAAGTCTTTGCCCTTTTCGGGTTTATAAAGTGATAATCTAGGCATGTATATATTTAGCTGACGATAAATATAATAGGAGAATACTATTATGGATCAAACAAACACCAAACAAGAAATTTTTGATTATGTACACGCAATGTTAGGCGGAGGAATGGTTGACGTAGAACTTGATCCTATACATTATGAAACTGCATTAACTAAAGCTTTAACAAGATTTAGGCAGAGATCCGATAACAGTATAGAAGAAAGTTATTTCTTTATGCCGACAATAATTGATCAAAATGATTATATATTGCCTAAAGAAATTGTAGAAGTTAGGCGTATATTCCGTAGGAGCATCGGTTCCAGGACAGGCGGCGGTGACGGCGGAACATTGTTTGAACCATTTAACTTAGCCTATACAAATACTTACTTACTAGCAAGCAGTAATATGGGCGGATTAGCAACTTATGATCTATTCAGCCAATACCAAGAACTTGTAGGAAGGATGTTTGGAAGTTTTATAGAATTTAATTGGAATAGGACTACCCATCGCTTAACAATTTTACAACGACCACGAACTGAAGAAACACTTTTATTAGAATGCTATAACCATAGACCAGATGAACAGTTATTTGCAGATTACCTTGCAATCCAATGGATTAAGGATTATACCGTAGCTACTTGTAAGTATATGTTAGGCGAAGCAAGGAGTAAATTTTCTACTATAGCAGGCCCACAAGGAGGTGGTCAGTTAAACGGCGATGCACTAAAAAGTGAAGCACAACAGGAAATGGAAAAGTTAGAACAAGAAGTAGCAACTGGTGTTCCTGGCGGAACAGGTTATGCATTTATAATAGGCTAGAAATCTGGTAACAAATCTCCTTGCTTCCATTTAACTCCTTCTTTGTGCAGTATCCTTTGACAGTTGGCACAAACTGTTTTTAGATTATTATGTTTGTAATTGTCCATGTTTCCGTCCATATAATAAACATTAAATTGTTCTTCGTGCGGACTACAAAAACCGCATTTTTCACACTTATTTTTTTTAACGTACCCGCCTAAACGCCATTTTGGTATTCCAATGCCAGTGCCTGAATGGTTTAGACAAATTTCGCACTTCTTTCTGTAGTAAGTTTGATTATTTTTTTTGTAATTTATTGCTGCTGGACGTAACCCACAAATACATAATGGTCTCATACGTTATTTATACCCCTTTATCGCCCCTTTAGATAGCAAGTGTCAAGGGTAGTTTTTACCATTTTTACATAAATATATTAAGAAAGATTATTTTATAGGAGAGTTAAAAATGGCTTTAGTATCACCAGGAGTACAAGTTTCAGTTGTAGACGAGAGTTTCTATACCCCTTCGGGTGCTGGTACTGTACCAATGTTATTCGTAGTCAGTGCCGCTAATAAATTAAATGGTTCTGGTACTGGAATTGCCCCAGGAACACTTGCAAGTAATGCGGGTGTACCTTATCTAATTACATCACAGCGGGATCTAGTTGACACATTTGGTGATCCTATTTTCCAAGTTGATAACAGTAATAACCCAATACACGGTAGTGAATTAAACGAATATGGCTTACAAGCAGCTTATTCGTATTTGGGTATTGCTAATGCAGCATTTGTAGTTCGTGCAGATATTGATACAAATTCATTGGTTCCGTCAAGTGATGCACCTACTGATACACCAGTTGATGGTAGTTACTGGTTAGATACTGCTAACACACTCTGGGGTGTACAAGAATGGAATGGAGATAGTGTATTAGCACAAGGACAATCATTTACCAATCGTGCTCCAATTGTAATAACAGACGAAACTGAAATAGAAAATACCGGAAGCTTACAAACAAATGGTTACAGTGGTTTTATTCCTAAATCAAGTGTAGGCCAAGTAGGCGGGTATGCAATTATAGCAACCACAACTTTAAACAGATTATATTATCGTAATTCCCAAGGTACATGGGTGCTAGTAGGAAGCAATGCTTGGAAAAAGAGTTGGCCCACAATCAAAGGCGGTAAAGCAAATCCAACATTTGCACAATCTGGATCAATTACCATTAATGGTACTACTGTCTCTATTAGTAACACCGATACAGTATCTGATGTATCTAACACAATAAATTCATTATTGATGGATGGAATTACTTCAGCAGTAGTTAACAGTAGATTAGAAATTTACAGCGACGGAACATCTAGTGGTGCAGGAGACAGTACGCTAAGTGGCGAAATTGTAATTTCAGGCGACAGTGCTAGATTAACAGAATTAGAAATAACAGCAGGAACTTACTACCCACCTGCAGTACAAATTTCAAAGCACACAAATATTCCAGAATGGAAAATTAAAGATGTTTATACTAGACCAAGCGGTTCAATTTGGATTAAAACTACAACTCCTAATTTAGGCGCAAAATATTCCATTAAAAAATGGAATGATGCTACTAAATTGTGGGAAACTGTAATAGCTGATATGTATACATCAGCTAACCAAGCTTTATTTGAAATGGATAGGACAGGCGGTGGTGCTAATTTAATAATAAATGATATTTTTATTCTAGCAAATGTAGCAGGAGATGAAAATCCTTTGGCTACTTTTAAAATCTTTAAAAGGAATGGAATTGCTCCTACCTCAATAAGTAGTGCGCCTATTACTGGTTTAGGATCAGGATCAAAAAGCTTTAGCATCCAAGCAACAGACAATAATCAGTTAGATTTTGGCACTGTTAGCGTAATAACAGCATCTTATGATAATGCAGTAAGCGATAGTTCAGTATTGGCTGGCGCAATAAATGATGCTGGAATAGAAAATGTCACAGCAAAAGTTACAAGTCAAAATCGTGTTACTATAGAGCATAGTTTAGGTGGTGAAATTAGATTTGTAGATACAGATGCAGTTTTAACTGATGCTGGATTTACACCATATGTAAGTGCAATTTCAGGTACAGTCAATCTATATTACTCACCAGGAACCACCGCAGCAACAGATCCTTTACAATTACAAGCGAGTTTATGGCAAGTCCTCAGTTATACTGCTAGCGATAATGAAATTTCACAAGGCACAGCAGATGGCACTTTATGGTATAACAGCGTAGTTGATGAAGTAGATATGTTAGTTCACAATGGTAGTGCATTTGTTGGATTCCAATATAATGGAGTATCTGGAGAAAGCACTACAGCAAGTCCATTTTATGATCCTGATGTAGCTCTTCAAACAGATCCTAATGGACCTATTGTAAGTGCATCGCGACCATTATTGCAAAGCGACGGCACAAGTTTGCAAACTGGAGATATTTGGATTGACACAAGCGATATTGAAAATTATCCTATTATTTACAAATACGATAATGAAAGAACTGATTTAACTGCTGCTAATAGATGGTTTATTGTTGATACAACAGATCAAACCACTGAAAATGGTATAATTTTTGCAGATGTTAGATACAATACACAAGGTGGAAATTCAGATGAAGCAGGAGCAATTTCAGATTTAATTTTTACAGATTATGTTGATCCTGATAGTCCAGATCCAGCATTATATCCAAAAGGTATGCTCTGCTGGAACTTACGCAGGAGTGGATTTAACGTTAAGAAATTTGTAAAAAATTATTTTAATACAGCAGATAGGAATGATAGATACAATGATCAATCTATGGATACTTATGCTGTTGATAGATGGGTTACAGAGTCAGGTAATCAGGAAAATGGTGCTGGTACATTTGGTAGAAAAGCACAAAGGAAGGTAATTGTTCAAGCATTACAGGCTTTATTAAACAGCAATCAAGAAATCAGAGATGATCAAACAAGATTGTTTAATTTAATGGCATGTCCTGGATACAGCGAACTCATAGGTGAAATGGTTACACTTAACTATGACCGTGGGTTAACTGCATTTGTGTTAGGAGATACTCCATTTAGACTAGCTCCAAATGGCACTGATTTAAACAACTGGGCAAGCAACGTTAGAAATGCCGTAGAAGACAACGACGATGGTTTAGTTGTAACAGATCCATATGTTGGAGTATTTTATCCGCAAGGATTTACAAGTGATAACTTTGGGAATAATGTAGTAGTCCCAGCTAGCCATATGATGTTGCGAACAATTGCATTAAATGATCAAGTTGCATATCCATGGTTTGCACCTGCAGGTACAAGAAGAGGTGGTATTACCAATGCAAGTTCAACTGGTTATATTACATCGGAAGGTGAATTCACAGCAGTAAGTTTAAATGAAGGATTGCGGGATGTACTTTACAGTAACCATGTAAATCCTATAACATTTATTACTGGTGTAGGTTTAGTCAATTATGGACAAAAAACTAGACAATTAGTTGCTAGCAGTTTAGACAGGATTAACGTTGCTCGACTTGTAATTTATTTAAGACAACAATTAAATATCTTAGCCAAGCCATATTTATTTGAGCAAAATGATAAATTAACAAGAGATCAAATAAAAGGAGCTGTTGATTCTTTACTTCTTGAATTAGTATCATTACGTGGAATTTATGATTTCTTAGTAGTTTGTGACGAATCTAATAATACTCCTTCAAGAATAGATCGAAATGAATTGTATGTAGATGTGGCAGTTGAGCCAGTTAAGGCAGTTGAATTTATATACATTCCGTTAAGATTGAAAAATACTGGAGAAATTTCAGGTTTATAAAAATGAATAAATATAATAAATTAGGAGAATTATATGCCGATAACTAGTTTAGGAAATATGTCTGTAGACGCACAGGGCGAAAATAGTAGCCTTTTGATGCCAAAACTCCAGTATAGATTCCGTGTAAGATTTCCATCTGGATTTGGAGGAGGAGATGGAACCGCTCCTCTAACAAAGCAGGTTATTGATGTTACAAGACCTACTGTAAGTTTTACAGATATTCCAATTGATGTTTACAATTCAACTGTTCACGTTGCTGGGAAGCATGCATGGGAACCAGTAACACTTAACCTAAGAGATGATATTAACCATAATGTCAGTAAACTTGTAGGAAAACAGTTGCAAAGCCAATTTGACTTCTATGAGCAGTCAAGTCCAACATCAGGACAGGATTATAAATTCCGCATGGATATAGATGTATTAGATGGTGGTAATGGAAATACTGCAACCGGTGTACTAGAAACATGGTCACTTCTTGGTTGTTATATAGAAAATGCAGCCTATAATCAATTGGCGTACAGTGCAAGTGAAGCAGTGACAATTACACTAAGTATTAGATTTGATAATGCTTTACAAACTGATGAATCAGGAAATGTAACAGAACCATGGAGTACTTTTGCTAGAACTGCTGGTACATTAGCATCATCATTGGCATCTTAAAATATTGTTAAAGAAAGAATAGTATGCCTTTATCAAGCCTACAAAATATGTCAATTGCATATGATGCAGATAACACTGCTTTAGCCATGCCTAAATTGCAGTATAAGTTTCGAGTAAGAGCAACTAATTGGGCCCAAGGAGGATCTAGTTTACAAGATCTTACTGAAAATGTAGTTGACGTTTCAAGACCTACAGTTAGCCATGCTGTAATACCTGTTGATGTTTATAATTCTGTTATAAAATTAGCAGGAAAAGCAGCATGGGAATCCATTACTTTAACGTTGAGAGATGATATTAGTAATGAAGTTTCAAAAAATGTAGGTAAACAGTTAATGGCGCAAAATGATTATTATAATCAATCAAGTCCAAGATCAGGATCAGACTACAAATTCAAATTAGAGATTGATATTTTAGACGGTGGTAATGGAGATACCGACGTTGGTGTACTAGAAACATGGATACTATTGGGGTGTTTTATTGAAAATGCAGCCTATAATCAATTAAGCTATGGAGCAAGTGAAGTTGTAACAATTTCATTAACTATTAGTTTTGATAATGCTGTACAAACATACGACGGAGATACAGCACCGTCGTCTGGTAAGTCTTCAACATGGTATACCTATGGTACAACAGCTGGATCAGGAGAACTAGCAACAAGCAAAGCGCCGGTTAGTCCTCCAGTAACAGAAGCAGCTCAACTGGTACCTATCGTTAGACCAGGAGGTTAATGAATGAGTGCTATTGATGCATTTTTTGATAACCCATTTGCTGCAGGTTTTTTTAATCCAAAAGGTGTTGTAGCTGATTGGCGACATGCTGCTAGAACTTTTGTTGACAAAGGTTTTAGACTAGCTCCAAAAAATAAATTTTTATATCATGTTGCATTTACTTTTACTCCCCATGCAATGAAACTAATGCCAAGTTTTGCTGCAAGACATCAAGTCGAAGCAGGAATTTTAGTTAAAAATGCCGACTTACCAAAATACAATGCTGCAGTGCAAACGTATAAAAAATATAATCGTGTAAAAAATATCCAAACCAACATAAGTTATCTTCCTGTTACACTTAATTTTTATGATGATAATGCAGGTGTAACAACCCAATTAATGGAAGCTTACTATAGATACTATTTTGTAGACGGAGTATATACACAAGCACCTGCTGCATACGAAAGGAAATTGCCAGTCCAGCCTAAAGATGGTAGTCCTAATCCTAAGTCTAATGGCGGCGATAGTCTATATGAAGGCGGGCTACGGAGTAGATTTAGATTCGGTCTAGATAATAATAGTACCGATCCATTCTTTGATTATGTTCAAATAAGTCAATTAAGTAGGAAAGAGTTTACTACTTACACATTAGTAAACCCTACAGTAAGCAGTTGGGGACATGGACAAGTTGATTACGCAGATGCCGGTGGCACTGTTGAAAATTCAATGACATTAGAGTATGAAGCAGTATGGTATACAAGAGGATGTATAGAAGGCGGAGCAGATGGTGATCCGAAATATTTTGGTGCATTTGGGTATGATACAGTTGCAAGTCCGCTATCTTTATTAGGAGGTGGAGATCTAGGTGTAGGAGGCATTTTAGGAGGAGTTACTGATTTGTTCTCAGATTGCGGCACTGGAGGGATTAATAATCCACTTACCGCAGGGATTGCCGCAGTAAACTTAATAGGCAATGTAAAAAAACTAACTCCACAATCTGCTGCGGCTGGTTTAGCCGGAGTAGCATTAGGAGGATTGCAAAATGCAGCAAATGAAGCAGGCAGTGGTAATGTAGGCGGATTGCCAGGAAGAGTTGTTCCATAATAAGGAAATATATGTCTGATTTACCAAAAAAAGAACAAAAATCTGAACAAAAAGTAGTGCAATTTTTTGATGAATACTTTAATACTGTACAAGAATTTCCAGTGAGTTCTTTAGATGCTGTGACAGCATTTTTTACTGCTAGGAATTTTGAAAAAACAGCAGCTATAACTATTGCACAAATAATTTTAGCACAAGCAAAAAACAGCAATGTACCAGTATTTGAATTACTTGATACATTAAAAGGTTATAACAAACTTCAATTAAGTACACTTGTGACCAGTATTTTAAACAACCAACGTGATATAACAAGTAAATTAGGCTTTAAATTACAAAATTTTGGTAATACTATAGAAAAAAGAAACATACTAGTATAAATGGCTAAATTTGCACAGGGAAAATTTGTATTACGCAATAGAGAAAAATATCTAGGTAACGGTGTACCAACTTATAGGAGCGGTTGGGAATTTACCTTTATGAAATTCTGCGATGAACATCCGAGCATTATTTCATGGGCTAGCGAAAGCATACGTATACCATATCGCAATCCTTTAACAGGCAAAAATACGATTTATGTTCCTGATTTTTTTATTACTTACAATGATAAAAATGGACGGACTATAAGTGAACTAATTGAAGTAAAACCTGCTAGCCAAGCACTCAAAGAAAAAGTAGGACGTAGTAATTATAATAGAGCTAGTTATATTGTTAATCAAGTAAAATGGGCTGCTGCAAAAGCTTGGTGTAAACAAAACAAGATAACCTTTAGGGTAGTTACTGAAAACGATATCTACCATACCGGTAAGGTAAGATAACATCAATATAAATTATAAATTTATTTTCCGTAATAAGTACAGTATACTATGGTGTTATTATGACAAAAAAATTAGAAGAACTTTTAAATTTACCAGAATCAAAAGAAATAATAGAAAAAGAAACTAAACCAAAACCTAAATCTAAACCCATGCAAAGTCATCAGCAAGATCTTAGATCAATCAACGAATTTGACAAGATCGCTGCAGCACTACCAATGGTCAGTGGTTTAGGAGATCTTGGTGATGGCGAATTAGACGAAGTTAGTGAAAAGTCAATGCAAGCATACGAAGATCTAATGGATCTGGGCATGAATGTCGAAGCCCGATTCAGTGGAAGGATCTTTGAAGTAGCAGGACAGATGTTAAAAACTAATTTAGATAGTAAAGTAGCAAAATTAGACAAAAAATTAAAAATGGTTGAACTACAACTTAAAAAGGAAAAATTAGACAAAGATAGCAGTTTAGAAAGTAACAATGTTGTGCAAGGCGAAGGATACATAGTAACAGACCGAAATAGTTTGCTCGAAAAGATAAAAAATATGGATAAATAGATTAAAACCGGGATGCAATTATGACAACATTAGAAAAATATTTATTTGAATCAAAAAAAACATACAAATTTAAAATTCGAGCCGCTGGAGAACTACCTGAAGGATTTGAAGATCGTTTAGAAACAGCACTTAACAAATATCAGATAGTAAATTTTACCAAAGGTAAGCGTACACCTATTACAGAACGTCCACTTGATTTTCCACAACTGCAAAATTGCGAAGTAACATCGTACGATGCAGAATTAAGTTATCCGACGACAAATCATGTATTAGAAAGCTATCTGAGTTTAGAATTAAATTTTCCTGATACACATCTGTCGGTACATACAGATTCCGAACCTCTTGAACTTGAACAAACTATAGATAAAAATGAAAAAGATTATACCAGTTTACTTGCTACAGAAGATCTAGGCGGAGAATCTGCCCAAAATAAAGTAGGAGAAAACCGTGTAATGGATTTATTGAAAGAACTTGAACAAGCACGTAAGGAGAATGAATTTGATCCTATTCGGGGCGTATCAAAACCAAAGGAATAACTGTTGGCGGAAAAAACTTTTAATCTAACTTTGAAGCTGATAAAATTACAAAAGCTACCTAATGATTTTATTGCGGTAAAAACCAATGATTCGGTAGAAAAGTCTCGTTATGGATTGTTTGATGTAGAGTATAATCAATTAATGTTAATACCGCTATCAGAAATGCAACTATGGAGAGATTTAAAAAAGAAACCAAGTAAAATAGTTCATTACGAACCAGAAAGTAACGGTATTGATTCTACTAAATGGAAAGAAGAGTTTCAAGAACCACTTAGCGCAAAGGGTTCAGTAACTACAGAAGCATTTGAAAGTTTATTAGAAATCTATAGGATGGAAACGGTTGACGATATCGATGATCCAGATCAAGTAGAATCTGATCCTTACCAATACGAAAATAATTATATCCAACAATTGTATAATCAGTACTATTCAACAGAACCAAAACAAGATCCTAAGAAAATATTCGTTGTAAAAGACGACATGCCTGAATCGTTGCAAAAGCGCATAAGAGAAATAGTTGCAAAACTATCTCTTAAGACGAAAACATCGAAAGTAGCTGGTAATGACGTAATTATAGATGATAATAATTTTGCACAATATGTAAAACGATACAAAGATTTAATCGGTGGTGCTGGCAAAAATACTAAAATTGAAAGCATAAGATACGCAAGTGTTTTTGGAAAATTAACAGAAAATTTAAATCGAGTGCTTGTTGAAGGTATGCAGGAAATTCCAGAACTTGAAGCAGCAATTGATGACGCTGTGGAATACCGTAGATTAAGTCCACAAAATACTCAGTATTGGGAACAATTAAAACAATATCATACTGATGTAAAGAAACAAACTAAACAAAATAAACAAAAAAGTGCTGAAGAAATTGCACCTCCTAAATCAGGTAACAGCAGTGCTAGATATGTACATATTCCTAAACACATAGCAAATCGTATTGGTTATTCGACAGATGGTCTTGTGTGGGGTGATACGAAATATTTTGTTGATAGGAAAATTTCAAAACCAAACAGATCATACTACATCGTAACAGGCGATATAGATAATCAATACAATGTAGACGATGTAGAATATTATTCAAGTGAAAATAAATTTAGTAAAGAAAATTTACCGAGAGGTGGGCATGCTGTAACTGACTGGGGAAAAGTTGATGATTTTATGAAAAGTTTGTCGTTAGGAGCGTTCCAGGGAAATAATAATAATATATTCTTCATGCCTGGTGCTCCTATACCTAAACCTACAGCACCTAAACTACCACCTCCTCCAGTGCCTCCGGTACCTTTGGTTGTTCCAGGTTTAAGACGTCCACCTGCACTTGCTGCAAAACCACAAGGTAAAATAAAAATACCTGCAATTGCACAAGCAAAACCTAAAGCCTCACAAATAGACATTCCTACACAAATTAAAAAACCAACATATGTTAAACCTGGAGAAATAAAAGTAAAAAGAGTACCTCACAAGCCTATTATTATTCGCCCTGAAGAAGTAGACGTTCCTATACCTAAACCAAAAATAGAACCTTATAAACCTGTAGAACTACCTCCAGCAGAAAAACCAGAAAGGAAGCAACTACGTCAAAAACCTAAAGCAGGTGAAAGACCGCTATATAAACCTGTAACGGCTCCAGATCGACGAAGACTCGATGTTAAACCGGACAAAGAAAAACCGTTGCCTAAACTTAAAATAGATGACCTAGCAGGTAAACCAGAAGTATTAGATAGGAATAAACTGCTAAAACAATTGCGTAAAGCAGAGCTGCCTCCGGTAGATCAATCTGTTCCAAGACCAAGCACTACTCTACCAAAAATAACCCCAGGTCCGGTGCCACCTGACAGTGACCTTAAACTGAAAAAGTCAGTGGGTCCTCCTGTTACTGACTTGAGTACTCCGCCACCAAGGACTACACCACCGCCACTAGAAGTAATACCAGAGCCAAAGGTTGCTGCAGGCGGATTAGCTGACTTAGATAACAATAGAATTACAACAGATCTAAGAGGTAAAGTAACTAATCCACCACCACCACCTAAAGTACCTGAATTAAAACCTATAGAACCTGCAGCAGTTGGACAGAGAACTATTAGTCAGCGAGGATCATCTGCTCCTGTTGCTAAGACCCTTGAACAACGAGCAAGGAGTAGGGTTAATCGTGCCTTAAAAAAATTAAGAAGTTTTCCGGCCAAAGTAGGTCAAACATTGGCACAAATTGCCGAACTATTAAAAACAGATGTAAAGGAATTAGCTGCATTAAACACCAATTATTCACCCGCTAAAGGTGGTCCTGTTTTGTTATCACCACAGGCAGCTAGCAATGCTGATTATGTAAAACTTCCAAAATACACTGAGATACCCGAAGAAGCAATTGACAGTTTACGACAACAAGCAGACAGTGCTGATGAACTTGCTGCTAGGAGGGCAAAGTATGCTTTAAGAGAATTAGAAAAAATAAAAATTACCATGGAGACTCCTTCTCTTGCAAAAGCAGTAGGTAGTAATTTAGACCAATATGCAAAAAGCATTACGATAATAGATCAAACCCTTTACAATGAAATAAATGATATTATACGTCAAGGAGCAGAACCAGGCGATTATCTTCCAAATATTAAACCTGCATCTCCTAGTGATTATAAAAAAGTCTTACGGAATACAACCGGCAATGATACTCTAAAAGCTATAAAAGATTCTGACATAGACAGATTAGAAAAATTTACAGCAGCTAGTGCAGATGATTATTTAGAAGGAAGTCCGCGACAATATGCAGCATTAGAGAAAAGATTTCCTAAAGCGAAAGAAGCGATGAAAAAATTTGGAAGTAAAGCTGCAAGAGGTTTGTTAGGATTATGGCCGCAAACTATAGCCCTAGAATTAATTTTTGCTCAAGAAGCAGGTACTGGAGAAGACTTAGAATTAAGGAACTACGACATTGAAGAACTTGTAAAAAAATTACAAGATCCAACAATATCAAAACAAGATAAAATAGATTTAGCAAAAAAAATATTTAGTGGCGAAAGATGGGCAAATGACGAATACTTATCAGGTCCTCCAGATCCTGCTCAACCAATTTTGAGAGTTGCTGATAACAGTGACGGTGTAGAGGTAGTCACACCTTATAATGCTCGTAACTTGACTGTACTAGATTTACTGTATGGAACATATAAAAAATTAGATCTAAAAACATTGATTGAAGAAACAGAAAGTCTTGCAGGTCGATGGGACATGCAGCTTGCAGCTCATACTACTGGAGGTTTAGGTGCAAGCGAAGACAAAGAATTAACAGACATAATGATACAGGCTGCTAAACGATCTAAGAATAGCTTAGATACTAGAAAGTTTATGGAAAACAAAATTAAAGAACTACAGGAAACAGCAAAATATTTAAAAACATTACTTGTACACTTACCGGAAACAAGGAGAGAAGCAGCCGAAAGATATTTTACAAATGCTGTGATGTTAGATTGGATAGCGCCATCGCAACAAGAAGATGCGGTAGGCCCTGCTGAACAAACAGTTGATCTAAAAGAAGAAACTGTAACCAGTTTAATGGATGCTATTGAAAAACAAGATATAAAAGAGATTGTTAAGCAGCTGGGGAAACGAGCAATGGAAATATACCAAGGAATTCCTGATGCTACTGCAGACACATTACAAATTGATCTTCGGTTAGGAGTAGGACTAAAAGTTTACCAAGAAGCCAGTAATTTATTAAAAAAATTATACAACGAAATGGCCAATTTGCCGCCAGATACTAGTGCAAAAAAACGATTAGCAGAATTACAAAATCAAATCAAAGAAACTCAAGGTGCTTTAAGTTCTGTGGCTAGATATAGTAATGAACAAGATGCAGAATACTCTCTAGAAGATCAGAAAGAAATTATTGAGGACAATTTACTTGTACCAGTTACTAACAATAAATTTAAATTTAACAAAGATCTTTTCCCACAATATCTTAATAAGCTGGCTTTAGAACACGGTGTACCGGCTAATGCATTATATGCTGTATCTATGGTTGAGAGCAGTGGGGGAAAATTTTTATATGGCGATCAAAAAATAGGAGGATCGTACGGTGCTTTCCAAGTATTAAGTACAGATAACGGAAGCTTTGCTGATTATAAACAAGATACAGGTCAAGAAATTTCAAAAGAACAATTAGCAGCTGATCCTATCCTAGCTACACAAATTGGAGCATGGTATTTCGCTAAAATGTACCATCAAACAACTAGGGAATCTCAAAATAATAATTGGACAACTCCTACAGAAATTGAGTTTGATAATGGCAAAACGGTGAAACTTGAAGGTGTACCTGCTGACCTTGTACGTGCTGCTGTTAGACACAATGGCGGACCTAGTGCTATAGATAGTAAAACTGGAGAACCAACTAAATCTAATAGCCAATATGCTAAAGATTTTGTTAAATACTATAAACAACGTATAAACGAATCATATAACAAAGAATTTAAAAATAGTTTACAAAGTAGATTATTTGAGCGTTTACAAAAGGAAAAACAATGCGAGACTTATTAGAAAAAATAGACAAAATAATACTAACCGAATGGAAGGAAGAATTAGATCAACTTGCAAATAAAACTGCAAGAAGTGAACCAACATTAAAAGACCTAAAAGCAGCAGAAAAAGCAGCTACAGATGACATTTCTTCTTATTGGGTAAACGATGCAAGCATGATAGGCAATCTTTACGGTATAATGGCGAAATTCTACAAACAGCCATTCCTTTTTCATGCAGATGGCAGTGGTACAGCAAGTTTAGCAACAACGATGAAAGACAAACCTGATATGTATCAAGTTATCGCAAATGGAGCTAACGAAAAAGATGCAGAAAGTGTTGCAAAGTTTCAACAAGGAAAGGGCATACTTCATCCTAAATTAGAGAAAAAATTTAAATTAGGCAAATCAGATTTTAAACACGATCCAACAGGAAAAGTAGATCATGGT